GTTTTACTAGCGAATCTATTTTACCGTTATATATTCTAGGTGCTACAATGGCATAGTTCATTTTAACTTTAGTAAAATCACTTTTAGGACGCATCATGTTTTTAGACATTTCCCATTTAAGTAACTTATCAGTACCAAGAATCATGGCTCCGTCATACAAGCATTCTATAGATCTTAATAATCTAGAGTATCCCCCTTCTTTTTCTTCTGGTGGATTAAAAGAATCATCTTTTGGTATAATTTTATCAGCACCGGTTCCCGTTTCTTTTATTTTATAAACCTCATTCATGTAAGTTTTATAATTAAAATATAAAACTTGAATAGTGTTAGTATCTTCTTTATCGTAATTATATGTTGAATTATAATTAGATCTATTGTAAGATTTATTTTTCATTATATCTTTAAGATCTTCTTCTGTTAAATGAGGAAATTGCTTGGCTAATTCATTTACGGGTATAGTTTTTACTTCACCAACATAATATATATCTTCAAAATAAGGTGAGTCTGTGTACGAGTATACTAAGTTGGCTGGATCAACATAATCTATTACAGCCCCTTCAGATGTATTAAAAGAAGTTTTAACAGCACCAATACCAAGAACTGTTAAATCATAATAAAATCTTTTCTTTATTAACTCGTAATTATTACCTTCAAATAAAACATTAAGAGCTTGTTCTTCCGCTAGTTCTACAGCTTGCTTATAACTTAGCTGCATATGTAGTTCTAACTCTTCCTCTGACTCTGGTAAATCTTCTTTTTTGTTTTCGTAAAGATTTATATTGAAATTCTCCATGGCGGCATCGTTAAACTCTCTTGTCTGCATATCTCTTATTATAGACTCCATATATTCAGTACGTTTTTCTATACCAAATGGATCTTGTGAATAAGCTTTTATATCATAAGTTCTTTCAGCTATACCATTAACTACAACATCTACAAATTTAGATATAATTGGAACTGGCTTCCAGTCTAAATTTAAATAGGACAAATCACCGTTTATAGATAACTCATCCTTATATTTTTGTATTGATTGCTCACCTCTAGCATACAATCTTAAATTATGAAAATCATTATGATTAGTTCTATATCTATTAGAACCTCTATCGTTATTAAACCATTCTTGCTCTATAGCTTTAGCTACTTTTAAACCGTAATCATAGCTTAACTTTTCAGCATCGCTTACTGTTTGACTCGGGAAATAACTTTTAATGCCAGACTCTGCCATATGTATTATTTAATTATTTGTGAATTACTTCCAGTATTACTATACTTAGAAATATTTATATTTAGTTTAGGTTTTTCAACCTTAGCATTTGGTGCGTATAAATGTCTGTTGTTAGCCATTATAGCTAATCCAGAACTTATAGATGCATCAAACTTTGTTCTTTTGTTTATATCAAATTTACTCCAATCATTTAATAATTCATTAAAGTATAAATCACCAAACGTTCCATCTTGTCTCATACCAACGTGATCTTGTATGTACATTTCAATAGCAGCTGCATGAGCTTGTTTTATATCCTCTGAAGAGTTTGGTATTCCACCTACTTCTTTTTCTGCTACAGATAGTTTATTCCATACTTTATCTGGTCTATTCATAGAAAAACCTCTATAACCTCTTCTTCTTAAATAGTATAATAATCTAGGTTTATTATTTTCCGCTAGTATTGGCATACCGTAAAATACTAATGCCATTAAAACATCTTCAAAAAATATTTCTGCCGTAGGTGGTCTTGATAAGTATTCTAAAAAAAAGCTATTCGCAGGAGCGTCCTCCATACTAAACCTGGTTAAGCCGTGTAATGCTCCTTTAGAACCTACTCCATCTACGGTTCCTGATATATCATAAGAGTCACAACCAAATGCTCCCATGTGTTCATTACCAGGATGTTTTATACCATTTTTAAGTACCACTCTGTTTTGTAACTGCTGAGGTGGAACCCAGCTAACTTTAAACCTACCTTTCACGTCTGGATAAAATATTACTTGTGAATCTTTTATACCATTAACCCATTGAAAATTACCAGTTGTAATTCCTAAAGTTCTAGACATCTCTTCGTTATAATCTATCTGCTCGTATATTTTTACTAGATTAAATATAGAGTTTTTAGTTTCATCTCTAAACGCGTGTTCTTCTGTTCTAGGAAACTGACGATAAAACTCGTTTAAAGCATCTTGATCTTCTTTTAAACCATCAGCTTCATTTTGCCAATTATCTATTACGCCAACGTCTATTAGTTCACCGTCTGGGGCAAACACATCTGTGTCAGGAGTAGTGAATACTGGAACTCCGTGCTCATCAATAAATCCTTCGTAGTTCCATTCCATTGGGATAAACAGAGAGTATAAACCAGATTTTGTCTGACCGTTTCTATTTCGCTTAGTGACATCTGATGCATTATATAATTTTTTAAAATTATCTCCACCTTTATCTAGGGCGTTGGAAGTTGACCCCATCATACACTTGCCTATAATTCTACTACCTAATCTTAAGCAAGTTTTTGTAACTCTCCAGTTGTTTAATATATTATCGGGTTTTTCCCACTTACCACTTTCATCATGCACTAATAAGGCTAGCTTTTCACCATCGTAACTATTATCACCCGTGTTTTTCCAATCAATAGTAGTATCTAGTCCTTCAATTTCTTCCATGCCATCTGTAGCGGACATTTTCTTTCTTGTAAACTTACTGGCTGGCACTCTATAAGCAAGTTCGGATTTTGGGCGATCCATACCATCTTGTATTGGTTTAAAAAAGAAAGGGTAGTTTATACTTATCGGTACTACTTTATCAGTAAACATTTTTTTAGCATCACTACCTGTTTTAGAGAGTATACCATATCTACTATCACTTGATATAGTGGCTAAATTAACCGTTTCTGCAGATGACATGAACGAAAAGCCTGATCTTCTGTTCTTTAGATAACACATGCCATAGCATCGTTTATCAGCTTTGCACGCTTCCCAAAATATAAAAAACAACCTATTTGCTTCTCTAAAATCAGGCGCACCTACATCTATCTTGCTCCATTGTAAGTACATATAATGAGTTCCTACTATATATGTTGGTTTGCCATTATTTACAAACCAAAAACCTTCATCTCTTCTTTTAAACTCTTCGTCAATATAGTCGTACCATTGATCTTTCTTTTCTTCAGGATAATTTCTCCAATCAAATATGTTTTTTATCCTACTAAGTTCTTTAGGATATTCTTGTTTTACCCATTTGTTTTTGGGGTGCACGTACACTCCTTTTGGTTCCAACGGCAGGCCAATGCGCAAGCCTTGTATTTCAACCACTTCACCGATTTTTCCAGTTTTAGAGATAATAACGATATCATGTTCTTTATTGTAGCCATATTTCCATTTTTTAGATTTATTAAGACGACTGATAGTTGTCTTTTTAATTGGTTCTATTGTTTTAACTAAACTTTGCTCGTACATTACTTAGATCTGCCTTCTGCGAATCCTTTAAAAGCTTTTTTCTCTGTCTTTTCAGGTGTTTTACCCTCAAGCAAGTTTGCTTCTTCTTGAATTCTGTTAAGTATTTCAAATGCGTCAAATATAGCTAATTTTTTAGTTGCTGCTGCATTTTTAAGTCTATCTGCTGATATATCATCATCTGAATCTACAATAGCTTCTCTAGCTACTTTAATCAGCTCTTCAACCGCTTTATGCCCAGCTTGGATTATACTCTTCTTCGTTTCCTTGATATTCATATTTGATTGTAATAAAATTAGATAAAACTCGATATAGTCTTTCGCTATCAACGATAAACTCGTATTGACTATTTGGTCTAAAACCAACTAAGTCACCAACCTTTACTGTACCATCTGAATATTTGACAATGCCTTGTAATGGTTTTTCAGATTCAATATTAAATTGATCTATTGCTTTTAAAGGTTTAACAAAACAATAACCTTTTGGAGCTATCCACTCTTTATCTCTTTTGTATAAAAAGATTTGATCGTAGTTTATAAAATAAGTAGACTCATTAAAATAAGCTTTACTATTTTTTTCTATACCCTTTACGTTGTGCCATCTACGAAAAACGTTGTGATGTACTACAACTGTGTCGCCAGGTTTTATATTTGTATCACCAATTATAGGTGTTGACATAACAATGGCTTCTCTATTTACATATTGGTGGTTAAATATTTCAGTATTAAGAATTAACTCTCCACCATCTACTTTTTTACTATTGTTATATCTTCCTCCTTTTGGCGCTACAACAAAGTTGTAAACGCTTTTCATTAGTATTCAAGATTATACTCTACAGATACAGCCATGTTTTTATTAAAGTCTTTCCAAGGTAGCACGTCTTTACGTTTTTTAATATAAATAGAGTATTTATCATCTTCTTCTATTATATCACAAATAGTATGTCCACCGTAAACTTCTTGGCCAACAGCATAGTGCATGGCGTCGTTTTTATAGTCTTTACCTATACTAATCTTTCTTATTAGCTTCGCCATTTTCTTTTTCGTAATTTATAGTACCATCTTGAATATTAATATCAAACGTGCCGTAATCGTTTTCAAACTCAACTTGCAATACGGTTAATTCTTCTCTAAAGCTAGCTATAGAGTGCATTAATTCGTGTTTTTTTACTTCTATAGAGCCAATTTCTAATTGTTGTCTATTTATATTATTAACAGTCGTTTGAACTTTTTCTAACTGTTCGTCAGTTATTTTTTCAGGTTTAATACCTTTAAGTTCTTTAATTTTCTTGTTTGTACCTTTTACTTTACTTGTTGCCATAATTTTATTTAATTTAAGTTAATTTAATTTGTTTATATTGCTGCTGATCTAGAATTATAATCTGGTCTTGGAGCTACATAACATACAACAGCTCCTGCGTGTAATTCTACATTGTCCCACATACCATATATAGTTGTTCCTGCTTTAAACTCAACGCCACCACTACCAGCGGTGTATACAGTCTGATCATTATCAGATTCTGCAGTTTCACCACCCCAATCAGTATCTACTGTTTGCGTGTCGTCCGTAGAAGGACCAAAATGTGTATTACCTAAACCACTATTAACACCGCCATCTAATATACCTAAAACTTGAAACTTTGCGTCATTAATTATAGTTATAGCACAAACATAATATTTAGCTGTAGCGCTATCTAAATCAATCTTTGCACCATCACCATTTAAGAATGTTGATCCGTGAAAAAACAACTCATTACCTGAGCCTCCGTATATACTTGCCATAATTTTATTTTTTTACTTTTTCAAATGATCGTCCGCCAAAATAAGCGCCGATCACAGTTATTAATACTAATTGAAGCAAATCAACCCATGATGATTTTACTTCAAACTTTAATGCACCTGCATCTATAAATATTAATAGCATGGTGCATACTATTAAAAATATTAATACTAATGGCCTAACATTTTTACTCAGCCAAGAGTCTGATTTTAAATCTGCCTCCCATCTACT